AGAAATCACCTCCAAAAAACACGCAGGTACAGTTAAGTCTTTCTTATCAAGAGCTACAGATCATATGCGTGTTCCATACGGCAGATCCGTAGAAGAGTTTCCCAGAAAATGTATTATCGTTGGTTCTACAAATAAAGATAATTTTTTACTTGATGATACAGGTAATAGAAGATTTCATGTTATCCCTGTTGAATCAACTGCCTCCAATATGATTAATACAAATGGTCTTGAAATGGAGAGAGATTCTATCTGGAGTTCTGCAATTAAATCATATAGAAATAAAGAACCGCATTATCTTACACATATACAGGAAAACTTAATCGCCCTAGAAAATCTTGCTTATCTTGTCGAATCGCCTTGGACACACCCTATCCATTCATGGCTGACAGATCCTTCAAACTATGCAAAAACCATAACCTGTGAACTTTTATTAACTGAAGCTGTAGAGAAATCTACCGATAAACAAACAAAATCAGATGTGATGACTGTCTCATCTATTCTTAAATCCCTTGGGTATGAAAAAAAACGAAAAAGGGTAGATGGTCAACTTAAATGGACTTGGATTAAATCTGTACCTACCTCATCTGAAAGGTAGGAACACTGAAACCCCCTACCAGCACCTATATTGTTCTATCCTGTACCTATGTACCTACCTATTATATTATTATTATTATTATTATTATATATATAGGGAATAGGGTAAATATAGGAACAGGTAACTTTTTACTCTTAGTCGGCACAGGTTGGAACGTAGGAACACCATCTAGTCTCAAATGAGTCTAAAATAATACAAGTATTCATATTTTCTTATTTGCGTGTAACATCTTAGTAATGGCTAAAAAAGGTACAAAAATAGAAACACTCATCAGGTCACGAGAACTTGGCAAAATCATTGCTAAAGGTGGTCGTAGATCAGACTGCATAGAATATGCCTCTAAAAAATGGGGGGTAGGTTATAAATCAGTAGACAAGTATCTTGAAATTGTAAGAGCCGAAATGAAAGCTGATTGGGACTTGGAAAGGCCAGAAATGGTTGCAAATCTTTTATCGCAAGCTGCAACCCTACAAATGGAAGCAAGAGAGAAAGGGCATTTACATATTGCTCTCGGTGCGATCAATACAGCAGCTAAACTTGCACAGATCATTTCGTGAGCATTTTAGATACAGTAAAACCTGGAAAAGTTTTATATCAAGCTGGTGCATATAATCTTCCTACTGCACAACAAGCAATTGATAGAATTTATGAGGATCTACTTCCTCATCAAGAAAAATTTTGCAATGATATGCAGCACCGCAAACTTGCATTGGTTTGTGGTTTTGGTGCTGGTAAGACAGTTGGATTAGTGGCAAAAGCAACAATAATTGCAGCGATGAATATTGGTCATGTTTCAGCACTTTTTGAGCCAACTCATGCCATGTTGATTGACATACTTGTGCGAACTTGTAATGAACTGTTTGACCAGTGGCAGATACCTTTTTCTTATAGAGCATCTCCATTACCCTCATTTACTTTGGAATTTGAAGAAGGCACACATACGATTTTGCTTAGAACTATGCTTACATATCAACGCTTGCGAGGCCAAAATTTATGTGCAGTTGGATTTGATGAGGCAGATACTATCCCAAAACGAGATGCAGAGAGTGCAATGAACATGGCACTCGCAAGACTTAGATCAGGCAATGTTCAGCAGTTTTATGCAACAACAACTCCAGAAGGTCATGGTTGGGCGTTTGAAACATTTAAAAAAGATCCGAAACCTGATACTAATTTGATTCAAGCAAGAACAGAAGATAATAAATATCTTCCAGAAGGATTCATTGAATCATTAAAAGCTAATTATCCAGATCAATTAATAAAGGCGTATCTCCTAGGTGAATTTGTAAATCTCACAATGTCTGCTGTATATGATCGCTTCGACAGAAATATTCATGTATGCAATCAACTGCCAAGTTATAAGAATGAAATTTTAAGATGTGGACTGGATTTTAACGTCAGCAACACTAATTGTGTCATTGGGGTGCGTGATGGCAATAAGTTAGTCATAATAGATGAAATCACTAAAATGCACGATACTGATGCAATCTCGCAAGAACTGCTGAGAAGGTATCCAAATCAAAAGATTTTAGTTTACCCAGACGCTTCAGGAGGTAATCGTTCTACAAATGCTTCAGCAACCGATATATCCATTCTCGAATCTTACGGCTTTACCAATATGTCGCCAAGATCGAACCCGCCAATCAAAGATAGAGTCTCGGCTGTTAATGCTCTTCTCAAGAACGGCAAAGGGGAAGTCCGTCTGGCGATTAGCCCCTGTTGCAGAACCTTAATAGAATGTTTTGAGCTACAGGCTTACGATGAGAGGACAGGAGAACCTGATAAACAGAATGGATATGACCACCTTTTAGATAGCCTTGGTTATTTAATTTGGCGTGAATTTAATCCATTATATTTCCGTTCTGGTAAAGGTACTGGAATTAGGCTTTATTAGTATTATTCTTTAAACTATAGTTATTAGTATTAATGGACTCTTAAAATGTACTCAGGTTATAACCATTACAACAGGCAGAAGTCAGCAGTTGGAACGACAATAATAGATCCTAATAACGCATGGTTTGCACAAGAACCTCACTGGCCATTGATAGAAGATTTGATTGGTGGAACATATCAGATGAGAAGTCGTCATCGAAAATATTTACCCCAAGAACCCAGAGAGTTGGATTCGAGCTTTGATAGTAGACTCAGCAGAAGCGTCTGCCCTCCCTATTTCATCAGATTGGAAAAATTATTAGCTGGGATGTTAGTGCGTAAACCTGTGAGGTTAAACGACACAAGTGATGATATAAGACTGCATATGTTTGATGTTGATTTAGAGGGTAATGATCTAAATGTATGGACATATGAAACCGCAAGAAAAATGATTCGTTATGGTCATGTCGGAGTTCTTGTAGATGCACCTGCTGCTGGACAATCTGGCAGACCTTACTGGATCACCTATAGTCCTCGCCAAATTTTGGGATGGAGGACAGAGATGTCAGAGGGCAAGTTAAAACTTACGCAGCTTAGATTGTTAGAAAAGGTATTTGAACCTGAAGGATTGTATGGAGAAAAGATTGTAGAGCAGGTCAGATTACTAACTCCTGGATCTTATGAAATACATCGCAAAGGTAAAAACAATGAATATGTAAAGTTTGATGAAGGAACAATGAGTTTACCTGAGATACCTTTTGCTGTTGCCTATGCAAACAAGATTAATTTTTTAGAGTCAAGACCACCGATGGCTGATATTGCAGAATTAAATCTCAAGTCGTATCAATTACAATCAGACTTATCAAACCAGTTGCATATATCAAGTGTGCCGATGCTGGCATTTTTTGGTTTTCCACAGAATAGTGAAGAGGTAAGTGCTGGACCAGGTGAGGCGATTGCATTTCCAGCAGAAGGAAGAGCCGAATATATTGAGCCTAATGGTAATAGTTTCAATGCACAGTTTGAACAGATTGATCGTGTAGAGAAACAGATAAATGAATTAGGTTTGGCAAGTATTCTTGGACAGAAATTAAGTGCAGAAACAGCAGAATCAAAAAGAATAGATAGAAGTCAGGGTGACAGCACGATGATGGTGATAGCACAGCAGATGCAAGATATGATCGATAACTGCTTACAGTTTCATGGTCAATATCTTGGTAGTGATGCTGGTAGTTGTTTTGTTAATAGAGATTTTGTTGCGCAAAGATTAGATCCACAAGAAATTCAATCATTGTTAAGTCTTTACACAGCAGGTACGATCACACAGGAAACATTACTTACACAATTGCATGAGGGTGAAATATTAGGTGATGAGTTTGATGTTGAAGAAGAGATAGAGGCAACCGAATCTGGTGGATTACGAGAGATGTCAGAACCAATTGAAGAGGCAGAAGAATCTATGCCCGAACAATCAGCAGAACCAGAAGATGAATAATGTCGATACCTGAAAAGTTTTATCGCAACCAAATCGATCTCAATAGATATGAAAATGATTTGGCAGCAAGGTTAATTGATACTTACAACAAAATAATGATAGATGCTGCACAGCGTTTACAAAAAATACCAGTGGGACCAGGTTTAGACAAAACAAGAGCAATTAGATTAAAAAGTATTTTAAAACAGGTAAAGACAGACTTAGATAGATGGAGAAATAGCAGTCTTGGGATTATGGTCAAAGAACTAAAAGATGTTGCTGATATACAAAAAGATTTTATTGAGGGGTTACTGGAAGATATTGCACCACCTGAGTTAGCTGGTCAGATCAATGCTTTACAGATAGACCCTGACTTTGTAGATAGATTGATACGATTTGACCCTACCAAAAGTAATCAGATTGGTTTACCAAGAGGTAAGGTTTTTGATGTTTTTAAAGATACGACAAGTATGCAAGCAGTACAAAGTAGATTTGCTTTGACGGCTGGTGTAGGAAAAGAAATAGTATTACCTAATGGTGATGTTGTAGCAAAAGCATTTCGTGGTCTTACAGAAAGAACAGCCGATAGATTTGCTCACACTGTAAGACAAGGACTATTGGAGGGTAGAAGTTTACAGACAATACAGAGGCAACTGATCGGAACATTAGATTTCAACCCAAGATCAAAAGGTGGAGTTGTCACTTCTTTGAGTAACGCCCAGACAAAAACACTTGTCAAAACAACAGTAAACCAGTTGAGCACTGAGATAAGTAGAAAGAGTTACCAAATAAATCCAAAGATTGTAAGAAGGTGGGAATATTCTGCGGTGCATGACCAAAAAACATCTGCAATCTGTAGAGCATTAGACGGCAAAAGATATAAAGTTGGTGAAGGTCCATATCCACCACAGCATTTTAATTGCAGATCTGTTGATATACCGATACCAATTGGACCTATCACTGGTAAAGAATTTGTACCAGATGGGGAAACTTATGGTCAATGGTTTGATAAAAAAGTAGCAGACCTAAATAAAAAGGGAGACGATAAGGGTACAGCTTATGGACAAAAAGTATTAGGAAAGCAGGGATTTAGTATGTATAAAAGGTTGAGGAGTAAATACAAATCACCTACTGAAGCGATGCGTAAGTTTATAAAGACCGATGGATCGAGAAGGACAATAGATCAGTTAATGGCTATATACAAGAAAAAATAGTAGAATTAATTTAGTTGCTTTGATTAATTATGCCTGGTCACTACGGTTCAATGAAACCTAAAGGTAAAAAGAAAAAGAAAAAAGGTGGTAAAAAATAATGGCAAAAACACTAGCAGAAAAGTTGTCTGAAGCAAAAAAAGCAGTTACAACAAAAAAATCTAAAAAATCTACAAAACAAGAAAAATGAAGAAAGGCTCAAGAGTCAGTTGGGTTTACGGTGGTAAAAGAACTTATGGAAAAGTAACAGGAAGTGGAGGAACTCGAGCTTCTATAAAAGGCCCATCAGGTGGAACTGTAACAAGAGTTGGAACTAAAGAAGACCCTGTAATAAAGATTGTATCTGAATCAACTGGTAATGCTGTGTTAAAAAAAAGATCAGAACTTAAGGTAGCACCTAAAAAGAAAAAGTAATGGCTATTTCTAAAGGTGGTCATACTTTTGCTGGTGTTGATAAACCAATCCGAACTCCAAATCATAAGAGTGGCAAGTCTCATGCGGTTGTTATAAAGCAAGGCGATAGCTATAAATTAATTCGTTTTGGTATGCAGGGAGCAAAAACCAAGCCACCAAGAAAGGGTGAATCAGAGGCAGATAAAGCTAAAAGACGGTCTTTCAAAGCTCGTCATGCAAAAAATATTGCTAAAGGAAAAACAAGTGCTGCATATTGGGCAAATCGTGTAAAATGGTGATATAACTTAACTAAGGCTACGCTTTATTTTATGGCAGACGAAAAAGAAACAGTGGCTACGCCACCAACACCAACACCAGCACCTAACGCTGAAGTTGAAGCATTGAAAGAATCAGTAAAAAAATTAGAGGCAAAAAATTTTGAATTAATAGGGAAAATGCAAAAAAAAGAATTAATGCAAGTACCTGATGACTATGAAGCTTTGTTAGAATTTAAACAAAAACATGAACGAGAACAGCTGGAGAGTAAAGGAAAGTACACAGAAGCAACACAAAAATTAGAACAGCAGTACAGAGATAAGTCTGCTGAAGATAAAAAACGCATTGAAGAACTAGAATCAAGAAACAGAGAACTTGAATTGATTGCACCAGCAATGCAAGCACTATCTGAAGTTACTCATGATCCAGAACTTGTCTTAAATAACTTTGTACCCAAAGAACAGATACAGATAAAAGAAGGCAGACCAGTTGTAATTGATGGTTATGAACAACTACCTGTCGCAGATTATGTTAAAAATAAATTAGAAAAAGAAAAGCCTTATTTACTAAAAAAAGCACCTGCGGTTGGTGGTGGAGCACCCATCTCAAGACCGTCTGGAGGGGGTGAAATTACCGAAGAAATGATTAAGCCATTTTTAAAAAATACTCATAATATTACTGAACAGACGAGAATTGCAAGGGTTTATGGTGTAGATACATGGCAAAAGTTGCGAAATATTGCAGAAACTCGCTAGAATATTAATTAAATTCTGTTACGCAGAATAAATATTTAGGGTTACGCCCACACCGTTTAAATTTATTTTAACAACACATGGCTGTTTTAAGGAGTGACATCATCATTCCAGAAGTATTTACGCCTTATGTTATAGAGCAAACAACCGCCAGAGATGCGTTTCTCGCAAGCGGTGTGGTAGCACCTATGGCAGAGCTAAATGCAACTGAGGGTGGTGATTTCGTAAACGTACCATTTTTCTCCGCAAACCTAAGTGGAGACTTTGAGGTACTTTCAGATTCAAGTTCATTAACACCAGGTAAGATTTCTACTGATAAACAGGTAGGAGTTATCTTGCATAGA